CTTTTGAAGATTATAAGTTAGAACTTATTAAATCATTAAGAAAATAAACAATAAAAAAAACAAAAATTAATAAACATTATGGAAAAGAAAAAGTTTTCATTCAATTACGATTTAACAAACCTTCCTACATATAACTCATATGGTTCGGATATGTTAATCAAGGCAATTTTAGGATTAACATTACCTAAATATGCTACAATCAGACCTAACTTAAAAGGAACAACTGAAAAAGTAGGTTTTGTAACAAACGATGTTATCTTACAGGATTTATCTTGTGGATTTGACCCAACAGGTGATACAGTTCAGAACTTGGTTACCGTTGACTTATGTAATAAAAAAGTGAATCAACAATTATGTCCTTATAGTCTCTACGATACATACTTGAGTCAGTCATTAACTAATGCTAACTTTCAAGAAAATGTTCCATTTGAAGAGGTAATTTTAACAGATATTTCTAATAGAATTGCTAATCAAGTAGAAAAACAATTATGGCAAAACACAACTACAACTGGTGGAACTTATGGTTCGGCTTGTTTCGCTGGTGTTGGTCAATTAATTACATCAGGTAATGGTGCTACTCAAATCGCTTACACTGCTTCTACAGCATCAAACGGTTTAGATGTATTTTCTGCTATCTACCAAAACATTCCTGCGAATGTATTACACAGAGACGATTTAGTTATCTTCTGTTCTTACGCTAACTACAGAGCACTTGTTGCTTCTATGAGAAATAGTTCATTCGTGAATTTATTTACATTAGATAGTGCTGGTTCTACTAGTGGTGAAGAATGGTCATTAATGTTACCAGGTTCAAATGTAAGAGTAATTCCTACAGTTGGTCTTGATGGTGTTTCAGCATATTATGCTGGACCTGCTGGCTATTATATGGTTGGTATGAACAGCGAAATTATGACCGTTAAATCTATCTATGACCCATTTGAAGACATCGTTAAAATTCAAGCGCATGTTACTTATGGTTTAGGTATTTTTGATGTGGCATCTTTCTGTCTTTGTAAGTAATCAATAGTGTCGTAAGGCACATAAAAAAATAAAATTAAAATAAAAATATATTATGGCATCTTGTTATATTCAAACCGGATACACTTTAGATTGTAGAACAAGTTCTACAGGTGGTTTAAAAACTGCTTGGTTCTTGGGAGGAGTTGGAAGTGAAATCACTGGTTATACTACATCAAATGGAATGGTAACTGCTATTGGTGGAACTGGAACTTGGTTTCAATTCCAATTACCAAAGCAATCTGCTTCATTAACAGAAAACTTGGGTGTAAATACTACATCACAGTCGGTAACATTCCAACCTGAACTGGTTCTGAACTTACCGAAATTAGACACAACATTACGAGATGTTGTGGTGGATTTAGTTTCACAAAACGAAGTATATGCTCTTGTAGAAGACAACAACAACCGTTACTGGTTAGTGTTCCTTGATAATGGAGGAATTGTTTCTGCTAGTTCATTACAAACTGGTATGGCTTACACAGATTTAAATGGAGCATCTGCTCTTACTATTTCTGGTGGTGAACCTACATCAATTAGAGAAGTAGATGTAACAACTACTATCGCAGCGGTATTCACTGCGGGTGGTTTTACATTCCAATCTTAATAATTAAAATTAAAGGGGGAGTTAAATGCTCCCCTTTTATTAGCCAAAAAAAAGTATTATATGATTAAATGGGGAGGTAAAAATTGGAGACCTGGTAGTCCTGCTAAAAGACAACCAATCAATCAATCTATTGAAGAGTTAATGAAACCTTTGGGTGAAAAACTACACAAGGGTAATGTGTGGCAAGTGGTAATGAATGTTCCTGAACAAACATCTGCTCCTGATATTACTCCAAGTCCTACGCCGAGTGCTACTCCGACACCAACCATTACACCAACTAACACATCAACACCGACCCCTACTGTTACACCAACGAATACTCCAACACCAAGTTCTACACCACCACCATCATTTAGATTAAAAGCAGAAAATGGTGATTTTATTCAGACAGAAAATGGTGATTACATAAATATAGAAAATTAAAATAAATTAAAATGGCAGATATATTAATAAGCGCATTACCAACTTGGACCGGCACCGCTGCGGATTTAAGATGGTTCGTAATGAACAACAGCGGTAATACAGAAACCTTCAAGTTTAGTGGATATACAAGTCCATTTAGATATGTTAGTGATACATTAAAAAATGTTGTGTCTCTTGGAACAGGAACTAATACTATTACTTCATCAGGAGGTAATAATTTAATTGGGGGTGGAATAACTAATACAATATCATCTACTCAACTGAATGGAGTTATAATTGGTGGTAATATAAATAGTTTAATAAATGGTGGTGATAGTAATGCTATAATTGGTGGCTTCTCAACTACCATAAATGGCTCAAGTTATTGTCTTAATCAAAATCAAGGTTCAACAATAACTAGTTCTGCTAATTTTGCTATGATTGGAGGACATCAAAATAGTGCTAGTGGTTGTTTCGAGGGGGGTATGTTTGGCACTTATGCTAGTTCTATAGTAAATGGCACAGACAGCACTATATTAGGTGGTAGGTCAAACTCTATTAACGCAGGGGGAGCATGTTGTGGTGGAAACCAAATTATTGGTGGTGACACAAACGCAATCAATAATACACCTGGGTCAAAATCTACAATTATTGGTGGTAATGCTAATACTATTAGAAACACAAGTGATAGGTCATCAATTATTGGTGGTCAAAGTAATACAATATCAGGACACACAAGTGCTATTATGTTAGGTTGTTCTGGTAGAACATCTACTACATCAGTTGCTACATTTGTGGAAAACTTAGTTGTATTCAAATACGCATCATTAGATTATGCTGATGATACTGCTGCGGCAGCAGGTGGAGTTGTTCTTGGACAAGTTTATCATACTTCAGGAACATTAAAAATTAGGATTGTTTAATAAAAAAATATGTATGTAGTTGATGGAATTGCTTTTGATGAATATTATGTTGAAAGTGTTACATTAAATCTTATTAGTTGCGTTATTACATTAAATGTTATTTATCATAAGGACCAAAAAAGAATAACAAGAACAAAACAATTTATATTTCCAACGACTTGTGATGTTGATATAAATGAATACATAAAAAAAGTAGAGACGATAATAAATGCCTGAAGTATTTTATAGAAAAAAGTTTAGTTATTATTTAGGTGAAGAAAGAGCCATAGATGATATCGTATTAGAATTTATTCCTGTTCCAAGTCCTACTCCTACGCCGAACTATTGTGAGTCTGGTATTACAGATGCTCCATTATGGTTTTATACTGATTGTTGTGGAACTTATGTATCAGGAACTACTTTGTTGTTATCTATCTGTTATGATAATAGATTTGCTAAAGATGGTATTGCTGGTCCTTATGGTCCTTGTTCAACAAATTGTATTACGCCAACACCGACCCCTACACCAACGATTACACCAACGATTACCCCAACACCTACTAACTTACCTAATGTAATATCATCAGGGTTATTATCAAGTAATGGTTGTGGTAATACTGATATGACCGGAGCGAATTTTAGTATTAATTATAATTCAGTAAATTATCCTTGTAGTGTTTATACTGGAGGAACAGGTCAGCCGTATGAAATGAATGCTTGTATTCCTGTTTCATATCCTGAATCAGGTAATACATATGACTTTAAGATTAATTATGATTCAGGCTGGCAATCTTGCGCACTTGTTAATACTGGTCAAACACAATATGACCAAATTATTCATATTTGTGGGGCATATCAAGGTATATCGTTTGGTTCAAGGAGATGGGACGGAACACAAAATCTTTATTTAAGTGGTTCCCTTATTTCATCTCTTTCTACAACTATTAGAGTTCCATTAACAGCAACAACAAATTATGGGTGTGTAAGAGAAGTAATATTTGGTGGTGTTGATATATTCTTCCCTGTTAATAAAATAACACTGACCCCTACTCCGACACCAACTATAACTCAAACACAGACACCAACTAATACCCCAACAATAACATCAACTAATACTCCTACTAATACTCCTACTAATACTAATACTCCTACAACAACAACAACTAATACCCCTACTCCAACTGCTACTCCAGCTCCACCATTTGATGCTGATGCTGCGGCTTATTTATCAGCAATATTACTTACTGGTGGAACATTAAGTCCTACAATATCAGCAGCAACCAATACATTATTTACTGAATTAAAATCAAATAGTTTGTATAATGATATTGATGTTTTATATCTAATGGTTGGTGAAACAGCAGCATCAACAGCATTAAATGCTTTAAGAACAAAGAGTCAATTTGATATTACTTGGAGTAATGTTGGTAACTTAACATTTAATACTTCTGGTGTAACCAATAATAGTAATGGTTATGGAAACACAAACTATAATCCAAGTGTAGAAGCATCAGCAACAAATACATCGTGGGGAATATATCATACCGCAGGTAATATGGGTGGTGAAAC